CAATGCCAGCCGTGTGTCCACTGATAGCAATCTTCATGTCCAAAATCTTTCTATGTTAGGCCGAACACTTTCTTCCATTTCTAACCAGCCAAGCAGTGCTTGTGTGTTATCACTGCCAGTGCCATATGGTGTATCTGCTGTGAACCAATTGTGGTGCTCAACACTCATTACATTTGGTTTTTTTAAAAATGCATATTGATGCTTGATGTCATGCTGTTCACAGTATTTTTGTATTTGTGGCAACTGTTGTACATTCAAACAACTGACTGTGGTCCATGTATCCAAGTCAAACAGTTTGTGGTCAATGCTTGCATAATGCAATAGATTATTTTCAAGTGCTGTCCATTTGACAGGATACCTCACATAGTCATGCACAGCACCTATGCCATCCAAACTGACTGTAACAATTACTTTAATGCCACGCTGTAGCAATTTGTTTAACTGCTTTATGCGTTTTGCTCCATTGGTGTTAATGCGCACTATGCGCACATTGGATGGCAAGTCTTCCAACATGTTGTTGTAATTGACACTGATGCTGGGTTCTCCACCATTGATATCAATCTCAACCAATCTTTCTAGTGGCAACGATTGATACATATTCCAGTTGTCATTTACCAACACAGTGCCTTTTAAATTGCCAATCTTTGTGCTTAGATTTGAATTGCAACTCACACATGCACTGTTACAATAATTGTCTAGTGTGCCTCCCAGTTGTAAGTAATCTTTTTTAAAGTGACTAAGAATTTTATGGCGCTTGATACTGTTGAGTCTTATACTGGTCTGGTTGTGCTGTTCTGTTGTTTCGCATCGCACACATTCTTCAGGCCATGTGTTGTTGCTCATCTGTGTGCGCAATCTATCCAGCCAGGTGCTGGTGCTGAAACTAGCATAATCTTTGAATTGCTCAGCATCGACCATGTGTCCGCAACAACCGATTGTGCCATTGTCATTGATTCTTACAAAGTGTTCTAGGCGAGGGCAATGCATCTATTGTACAACATCCTGTTTTTTGCTTTTACATATTCATCTATCTCATCAAAACTGGTTTCTTGATCGATAAATTTTTCAAATATCAAATTGTCTAATTCACACCAGCCGCTGGGTATTTCGACTTCATGCCGAGGTATGAACATACTGCTGTTCCAAACCTCATCTACAGGAATTGTTTTGTAGTCTTTGATTTTTATGATGTGATTAGCACTGTAGCGTCTTAGATTTTGTAACCAAATATATTGACTGACAAAATGTGGATCAACTAACTGTCCATTATTTATAAGGTCAAGTAGTGTTGTGGTATCAAGATCTTCGTTGTTTTCTATGTATGTGCTGACACCCACACGAAAACGCTGCTCTGCTTCACGCCAGTACACAGTCAAAGTGCCAAGTTTTGGTATTTGTTGGTTGATGTATACTTTGTCACTGTATTCAACAACAGCACTGCTACCGTTTTTGAATATGGTATACACATGCTCTCCTGTGGGTAGAACATGTATTTCGCACTTGTTTGCAAAAAGTTGATTGTAAAAATATTTCATAACAAAGAAAGAGAGGGCGACTAGTGCGCCGCCCTCTGCAGATACCTTATGAAGATTGACGACTTCTGATCATTGATAGAATGTCTTCTGCACTCTTGCCACCTTCAGTGGCTGCTGGTGCTGGTGTTGGTTCTGCTTGTGGAGCAGGTGCTGCAGGTGCTGCCTCAAATGGAGGTGTTTCTGCAGGTGCCGCTGCCGGTGTTGGTGTTGGCGCAGGTGCTGCCGGAGCAGGAGCAGCCGGGGACTGTGCTGTGCCTGCAGGAGCATCTACACCATATGGACGATAGTATTGTCCAAAACGTTCGACATCATACGCCTGTCCGTCAACTGATGCTTCAAACATTTCTTTGAGAACATTGATCTCAACTTCAGTTGGACGCTTGGGCAAGTAGTCACTTAGTGTGTGCAACCCGTGTGTCTCAATTGCTGCACGTTGCACTTCAGTGATTGCAGTCTCTTTACGAGCCCACTTACTGGTGCTGTAATCAGCATATTGACCTTTGGTTGTTTTAGTGATACGGAAGTCTAGTCCCATATCATAATCTGTAGGCATTTCTTGGATGTCTGGATCCATTAGTGCATCCTTAATCAATCCAAAAATGCTAGGAGAAATAACAAACCTACGAATAGGATTCTCTGGTGTGCTATCCTCTGCTAGTGGGTTTTCGTTTACGAAGCCTTGGAAAATATAACTACGTTTTTTCCAATACTTTCTACCCATTTCTTCTAGTGAACTATCTTTAAACCAGGTGCGAACCTCAGTCAAGATTGGACAAGTGTCGTTCCACATTTCTACACATGGTACCTGTACAACCACAGGCTTTGAATTCATGTCGCCTTTGACTCCATTGAATGGAAGACGAATCATGAGCCTCTCTGCCCAAAAGAATGTGTTGTTAGGATCGCCATCAGGAAGGAAACGCACTGCTGCTGTTGTGCCTTCTGGGATATTCCAATGTGGGAAAATTGCGTTGTCGCCGCCGCCGCTACGTTCTGAACGTGTTTCTTGTGCTTTTAGTTTTGCTCTGATTTCTGCTAAAGATGCCATTGTGTTTTCTCCTATGTGCCTATTATTAGCCTATGTTTAAGTTTTAGTATGTGCCTAAATCGCATACTGTTCTATACAGTATATGATATTGTATTTAGTAGGTCAATAACTTTATTGCTGTTTTTGTGGATTTTTTTATCAGTAGATCCAGCCAAGATCTAGTGTGCCGTGAATCCATGGATACACTGGACTTTCTAAATTTATGGTCCATACTCCTGGCCAGCATATGTTAGTGTGATGTTGCAGCACTGTGGGCCAGTTGTGTCCTTGACTGCTGCGCCATGGTTCCGGATACTGTGGCTCATATTCACTGACATATATAAATTGGTAGTCCTGCATGCTGTTTATCCTCACAGCAACAATGTCAAACACAGCATCATTGTGCAGTTCTAATTGATATTTGTAACAGCCACGATCCAGTGTGTAGTTGCTGGTAAGGGTAACAGGCTCAGTGACCAATAAGCATTTGCGCTGTTGTATTCCGTAACTGATTTCTGCATAACCATTGACAGGTACAACATCTACTTCTACATCAAGTTTGTACAAAACTACCAAACTCCGGATATAAACTCAACATGTCAAGTTTGTATACACTGTCCCACTTTTGTGAATGTGCAACCATTTGTTGTAACTGTTTATCACTGTCATCATCACGCGGCACTTTTAGCAGATCAATTGCTTGCTGTGTATGCCATGCAATTACCTTGCGGTGTTCGATCATACTTTTGCGATTGAAGTCATCACTGGTATTATTCAAGTCCAAATCATACTGTTGTGCAAATTGATAATAACACTGTGTGTATTGTTGTTTAATTGTGTCAGGCAAGTGCTTGATTTCTAAATATGGAGGATCATCCAATTGTGTGCTGCTGAGTAGTAGATGGTTGTCCATGCAAAACTTCAACAGTGTGTGATAGGTTCCTATGCTGAGATTGCTAGGAGCACTTCGCATTGTGACTGTGATTCTTTTGTCATCTGCGATGCTTTTGAATTTTGAAATGTTGCTTACAAGTGTGTCAAAGTCTGTGCCAAGACGTATGTAAGCGTTGCGTTCATCCATTGTTTCTGCACTGACTTCAATTCCTATGCGTTGAAACTTGAGTAGTTTTTGCATCAGTGAGTCATTGTAAAGTGTGCCATTGGTAACAAAACTTATATTGATATCAAATTTGTTATGCTCAATCAAGTAATCAACCATCTGTTCAAAACGTGGTGTGAGTAGTGTTTCGCCGCCCATCATGTGTAAATTTTTGATAGGAAATGTCACAAGTTCTTCCAAAAAACCATGCCAAACCAAACTGTCTTTGGTCCAATCTGTGCCTATAAAGGCTTTTGCTTCTTGGTTTCCCCATTTGAATTCTTGCGCTGCAATCTTACTGCTGGCCGGAGCATGACACATTTTACATGCAGCATTACAAAAGTTGCCCAAGTCAATGTGAAAATCTACTGGCAGTGTGCTGGTGAGGCCGTGTTGTTTTGCTGAAATAAAATGTTTGTGATGTGGACTTTGTTTGTAACTTTCGACAAAGTCATGCTTAGGAAAAATTGCACTTTTTTGTAATTGTTCGTGCCGACGACTGTGTCCACTGGTGCTTTCAAGCAGGTAACACTTTACACAGTTGCTCAATGCTCCACTGCCACATGCAAACTTTTTGCGCAGTTTTTGCATGATGGCACTGTTGTACCATTCACGCATGTTCATGTTTTGAATGTTGTACTTGCTTTTTACTGTGCTGAATTCATCTGCACCATCAGGTCTGTGTTCTTCTGCACAGCACAATCCAAAATCGCCATTGTGATATATGTGCAATTCATACCATGCTGTGTTGCAAAAAGTTTTTTGATTCATGTGTTAGTATAACACTTTGCTATAGTATAGTCAAAAAAGTAGTGCCTGATGGCACTACTTTGTGTTTTTTAATTTTTTGCTATATCTTGCAGTTTGCGCATTTCTCTTGCTACAATACTGCGTGGTGTGATTTGGTAGCCTTCTTCGCCTTCTTTGATGCCAAAATTTGATTTTGCATTTGACCCTATGCCTGCCATTTCTGCCATTTTTGCAATCATATCATCTGCTTCATCTACTTCTTGCTCAGACGCTTCTGTTGGGTTGCCTCTCATCGCGTCATCAGCAGCTCTGGTTACATCATCGTAGTAATCTTTCTCAAGTTGAGAGCGAACCCAGTTAATAGTGTCGTCGCTTGCCGCTGGTATTTCCTTTTTGATTGCTTCGTTGTCACGCCCCGTTCTAATCATGTCTTGTATTTTAACATGAAGGTCGCTATACTTGCCTTCTTCCATCTTGTCTTCTCCTATGCTTTCTGCGAAGTTCATGTCAAAGCCATCTACTTTTACACCGTGACGATCTTCTAGTTCGTCTGCAACCATATCGTAGATGTCGTCTTCGTTTGCATCATATGGTATGTTTAGTTTTAGTGTTGTTTCTGTTGGCAACTTGTCTAGTGCAGGTCCAGCATAATCAATGTTTGATACTTTGATAATTCTTTCTGCATTTTCGGTTACAGCATCTTCATTTTGTTTGACTTGTGCTGCATTGCTGCCCATGCGTTCGCCTTGTGTTGCACTGGTATTTGCTGGCATACGCTTGTTGCCAAAACGTCTTTGAATTGTCATCTTTGTTTGGTCTGGACCTGTT